GTAAGTCATGTGTATTAGACATGTAGTTAACGTCCTCTAATTCAGGTAGGTTCTTATACATTCCAACCTCCTGCTGTTGTATCATTAACCCTTAGCATCCAAAGAAGCTGAGCCTGTTCTGTGAACATCTCTCTAGCCTCTTCACCATACTTAGCTTTATACATATCCATCACAATCTTCTTGCATTCCTTCACACTCTTAGCATCACATAAAGCGTCCCAAGCAGCAGCCCAACCCTTCCCTTTAATCCCGGGGATGTTATCAACAGTATCCCCTGTGATCATCTGGGAGTAGAAGAACTTCATACCAACGCCCTCAACCTTCTTCTTAGCTGCATTAGGTTTTAACCAACCTAGGTCATCCACCTCTTGCAGTTCAAACTCAGGCTGCTTACCACAAGCCCAACCATAATGCCAACCCTTAGTAATGCGTAAATCCTTATCACGAGTGCATATGACGCTATTGTCTAAGTCCTGCATCTGATCAATAGACATTAGATCATCAGCCTCTATGCCGTTAGCAAGACGTACATCATAGTTTTCATACATATACATAAACAGGCCCAGAAAATGATGTGGTTTCTCACTCTTCCTAGTCCCTTTGTACGGCTTAGTAACCGCAATCTCATTTCTAAAGTTCTCCTTAAACACCATAGGCTCTTCGCCTAAGAATCTATTACGTCTGTTGATCTTATCAACAAACTCAGGTCTTGTTGTGATGTACAGGATAGGTGGCTGTGAAGACATCACTGCCTCACAGATACCATTTACAGCTTCATCAAGTAGGTTGGCTACGAAATCAAACTCTCGTATAACCAACTTACCATCATCATCCTTGTATTGACCACAGCTCCCTATTTCATATAGGAGCACATCGCTATCAATCCTCGGCTGCATCTTCCTTCTCTCCGAAGTCCTCGTCCTTAATAGCGTCTAGTCGAGCTTGCTTAGACTTACTACAAGGCTTAAGACGTTTACCATCAATAGTAAAGCCACCACGGTTAACATCTACATGATCACCACTCATCCAAGCACCAATGAATAGACGCCGTAATTGGTACGGGTCTTTCTCATCCACTGACACAATGCTGTCACCAGCAACGTAGATCACATCATTCTTCTTAACACCATGCTCTGCATATGTGCTATCCATCACTCGGCAAAACTGCCCTACTTCAACTGTCTTCATAGCGTACCATTTCTCTCATTTTCTTTATAGATTGCTCTACCCCTCTGCCACATGCCGAGGAGTCCTTCTGACTTTAACACTAAATCACCTTGATAGACAAAGTTATATAGGTCAAAGCAATTTTGATTGTATAGGGTAAGACATCTACCCTTCCATCTTACCATTTATCATCTGAGTCATCTTCAGCCTCAGGCTCTTCCTTCTTAGGCTTCTCTTTCTTAGGCTCTTCTTTCTTAGCACCACCACCATTCTGTGCAGCATCTAATGCAGACCCAGCGTACTCAAGGTTAGATTCAATCTTCTCTTGTAACCACTTAGGTAAGCTGCCTAACACCTCTAGGTCAGGCTCATCCAATAAGAACACCTTAGGTGGGTTAACCAACTCAGGGCACTTAGCTGCCTCCTTAGGACGCATAGATGATACACTATTAACATAGTTTCTATCTTCACCCTTCTGGTTAGGCTTACAGGTGATAGTCACCATACACGTAGCTCCCACCAATAAGGTGAAGTCTCCATCGAAAGTACCATCAGGGTCAATAGCGTGATAACGCTTGGTTGACTTAGCTAGATCACTCTCTAGGCTACGGAAAGGCATAGACTCAGACAACCAACGAGGCTTATCCTCCATCTCCTTACCATCCTCATCAAGGCAGAACTCATCTACAAACTCATAGGTAAGTTGAATCTCATGTGCTGGGGGCTTCTCCTCACCCTTGTAAGGACGTTGAGGCTGTAAGCCTAAGTCCAACACCTGTACAACTCGTGCTGGGTATGTACCAGCTTCAATTGCTTCTTGCTTAGGGCCGTTATTACCACCACTAAATGCTACTTTCTTTGCGTTTAATCCCATTTACTTTCTCTCTATATTAGTGAATCTCTGCGTAATTATTGCCGAATGCAACATCACAGTCTAACTCTCTGTTTAATTTTAACATCTTGTTGACAGCTCTCACTGCCTCTTTTGTTACTCTAGTTGCCTTATCCCTAAGGCCCACCTTAATCAACCCAATGTACTCATCGTGCATTTGTCCAATGATAGGTAGCTTAGATTTCATTATCTCCTTCACCCACATGTCGAAACAATAAGTGCCAGTGCCTTGGTTTAAAGTACTGAACCTATCCTTCTCATGGCGTAATGAATAGTATAACTCACTTACAGGGTTATACAACCACTTTTGACCATTAACTGTTTTAACTCTACACGCATCAGCTATTGCTTGTACGCTCCAGTTACGTCTCCAGTATGTGGTGTGTAGCTTAGTTGCCTCATCTAAATACATTCCAGTGTTCCTTACCAGACCTGCTGGTGTCACACCATATGTACAAGAGTAGTTAACTTGCTTGGCATTATGTCTTATATGATCTAATGACTTGTCCCCTCCTTTATAGGCGTCTGATTGTTCTTGTGTCATCATCTCTGATAGCACACCAATATCTAAGTGTGGGTCGAACCCCTCTACGTTCATCTCTGTTACATAGTCTGGGTCATAATCCCACATATAGTGTTGCTTAGTCCTATCCTCTAGTGAGGACAT